GGAGAGCAGCGGTTATAACTGCTGTGCACGTTTTAGCACCCTGAAGTACCTTGTTAAGGTACTTCCACCCGAAGGTTTTACAACCTCAAGTGGCACATCGGAACATCCGAGGGCCGCAGGCAAATCACGGAAACCATCGAGGAGTGGAGAACCCCGATGAGTTTGCCAGATTTGGAAGTTACTATGTAACTTCATTGCCTCACAGACTTTCTCGTCGAAGGTCGAGATTATATCCAATAACCCTTGCAGGTTATAGGAATAATCACGGGAAACTTCGTAGATATTTCTGCGAATAACCCTAGATAACCCCATAAGAGAAGAGGGAACACTATCCTTTTGAAGCATCTCGAATCTCCTTGTCAACTTAACGAAGTCGACATAATTTGGAGTATTCGATGGATTTTGATCCTTCATGAATTTGTAATGATTCGAATGGTAATACTTCGAAAAATTCAATCCATGAGGAGGCAAAAGCGATGCCACGGATTCAGCGACGTTTCTCTGTCGCTTATCCATCAAAAGGAAAGAACGTTCACCAAGGTTCCTAGCAATATCCAAAAAGTTATCGTCTGAGAGACGATTCCATTTGAAGATATTGCAAGCACGTTCCTTTGTGATCACCATGCCAGCAAACTCGGCATGATGATTACTAGAAACACTTTTTGTAGGAGACCATGGACAACCGATTCTATCAAGAAACTCTCTATAGATCTTGTTGAGTTTGTCATCAAGAATAACGACATCATCACCAAGAACATAAAAGGGTTTCTCAGAATAGAACTTGGCATCCCAGTCTTTGGGTTTACTTTCAACACAATACTCATGATATAGAAAATCAATCAGGAGTCCGTGAGTAAGAGTAAACGAACCAAAACTTGGATAAAGACCAAGAGGTTGACCTCTATTCCACCGCAACCATCCTTTTTCACTAATCCAAGAAGAGTTACTAATCTTCTTGAACAGCCCAATGTCGGGAATATTTCCGAAGAGTGCTTTCAGACAAGTAATCTGAAGACTCAAAGGGAAGTAATCCGTAGCATTGGAAAGGTCGACAGAATGAACTGTCCGACCATTGAGGAGGTTATGTTGGATATGAGGTACTGCCTTTTTCTGATCAAAT